AACCAGAGTAAGTCGAATCGACGCACTAAAAGAAATAATCCGCGCATGGGGACTAAACCCAGAAGAAGTCCTAACCCGAGAAGCACTATCAGAACCCCACAGAACCATAATGGACCAGAGCCAAATCAAACAACTCCAACTAGCGCAGCTGACAGCCGCACTCAAGCAACAAATGATCAGAGAAATCCGCGAAAATCAACCCGAAAAAAGTACGAATTCACGCCTGGGCTGTGGTAGCCCGGGAGAGATTCGAACTCTCGTCTGTTTCACCCTGTTTATTAATTTCTGCCATTTTTTAAACCTCTCTACCAAATATATGGTCATAGAGAGGCTTAAAAAGGTTAGCCAGCAGCACTATGAGGTTGAACATAGGATTTTTTAATAGATGAAACATCACTTTTGACTTGCAGTAAAACTTCAGCCGGTGTTCTTGGAATAACTGTTCGCTGTCTTTCTACAGAACCCATTGTTACTGTTGAATAAAATTGAGGTGACATGCTATGTTCCACTTGAATCACATCAAAATTAAGATTGTTAATATTTTCTGCTGGTAGATTCATTGTTATTCTATCGCCAATGAAAACATTTTTGCTTCCCGTCATCAATATAGTGAGTTGAACTGGCGGATCTTTTTTCTGACTAAGTAAAGCTTTGGCGCGAGATTCACATTCAGCATCGCTGCGAAGCCTGTCATCACTATAAACAATTTCTCTAATACCATATGCAGCTTGAGATGTAGAATCTTCAGAAGTATTACTAAAGTATCCTAAATTAAAATGTACTCCATCAATATTGACATATTCTGTTCCGTCACCAGCATCAAAAGTTATATAAAATTCTATACCTCGAATATCTTCCCAATTTGGTGTGCCACCGCCAAGAGCCCCGCTATTCCAAACTGCATTTGGATTTGTGATCGCATTATAATCTTCTGTTGGTCCAACGGCTAAACTATTCAAATCCCATTTATTAGCATCAGCAACATTATGTATTGATGGAATTACTGCTTCAAAATAATTGCTGGTGTCGGGAGCCAATAATCTTACAGTTTTTGTAACTATGGTTGCTGGATAATTTGTTCTTGCATAAAAATTCAAGTTTTCATAGACAAATGGTGAAATTGCAGCGCTTCCAGTCCATTTGAAAATAGTTGCCCAATCGTCTCCTACTCCTGAAAATGCCGATGTGCATGTTATTTGTCTAGCGCCGCATTGAGGAAAAGCCGATGACGTATATAGAATTGTTCCTGTAAGTTTTGTCCAAGTCCAATCTGAACCACTATATGTTTCAGTCCATTCATCTCCACCGGTTGGAAGAGATTTATTTTTAAAACCATACTGCGTAATTTTATTATAAACTTCATTAATATTTCGTACTACACTATAATTTATAATATTGCTTCCAGTTGTTAAAGTTTCAACACCAACGGTTCTAATTGGCCTTGTTTTCCACTTCAAACTTCCAGTAGAGTTATTTGCATTATATTCACCGTAGAAATCTTTATTGACCTGGGTGGTTGAATTAATCCAATATTCACCGAGAATTCTCATAACGTCAGAGTATTTTTTGTTTTCAACTTGTAAAGTAACGTCATTGGTATCACTATCAATATATCCACTATCCATTCCCAATTCATTGGCTAATTCTATGGCTATAAGCCAGGCGTCAGTTGCAATCCATCTTTTAGTTTTAAGTCTTCTATCCAGAACTTCCCCCAAGTCTTTACCAGAATAACTTCTTATGCTTGTTTCGCTGACAGAATTACCTATAGATCCTAATCTACCCATAAAAGTTGGTGTGCTACCAGTAACATCATAATCCATCCAGATTTTAACATAATTATTGAGTGAGGCTCCAGTGTAAATAGATGTTGAACCACTCAAACTAGGTAATGAGAAATTAAATGTGCCGACATCATTCAAACATTTTTTGACATTCAATGATACCGTGCAATTATTCAAAACATAAATATTACCTTGACTTCCAGAAATAATTATAGTATTAACGGGATTTCCCATATTAAGCCCCCATATAATCTCCCATAGTGACAGCAGTTGTTCCTGCATAGATGCCAAATTGAATCCAAGATATCCAAGCCATAGGATTACCAGCAGCCGCTTCAGCAACCATTAAAGCATGATAAGTCATTTCTAATAGGTGAACAACCCGTTGAACTCTCTGCATTAATATTATTGCCTGTTCAACTTGATCTGGTAAACCCATGCGCTTCGCAAGTCTAAGGGCGCTTCGCAGAGCCAATTCATATCTATATAAACTTGTAGTTGCTTTTTCAATTTCTTCTTCATTCATGCCTTTAATATCAATAGATGTTAATTGATTAATTGTAGATTCCATTTGATTTAACTTTTCTTCGTTTTCAAGAACTTTATCAACCAATTCATAGTATCTCATGCTTTCGCCACCGACTTCGCAGTAAATACCACTGTGAAAGGAATTTCACCTATCTCATCTTTTAAATCGTCAATTTCTATAGTTTCAACTCTGAAACTGGAGAAAGTGTATGTTTCAGGATTGCCATCAGTCAGTCTTACCGTGAGCACCGCTGTTCCCAAGTTTCTAACTCCTGTGCTGAAAGTTAAAAATCCTTCAGCCTGTAAAGTATCATAGAGAGCATCTTCATCCAAACATATGAATTTACCAGTTATTGTTTGCTGCTTCAAAAATTGATAAACATTCGTGCCCGCCGGGATGGAAATGAGGATGTATGGATCCTCAATTTTAAAGCTGAAGCTTTTGATGTCAGCTAAAGTTGTTGAACCAAGTTGTAACGAAGTTATTCTTGAAAAGTAGCTCAATTTGTTTTCACCTTCAAAACAATTCTTCCAAGACTGCCAGTTCCATAATACATTACTTTATAGTCTTTTTCACCAGTTAAAAATCCAGCTTTACAATTTGCACTTTGTTCAATATTGTATCCTGTTGATGACCCGCTAAGGTTGCTGCCCGCAACATCCGCCGAATTAGTGATGTTATATAGTTTAAGATATACAAAGCCACCAGTAGTTTTTTTAATTACAGCATTTAATCTAACGTCTGTAATTAAACCAAGGTTATCCATATTTAATCTTACATAGTTTGGCGCCATCGCTATGAAAGCCCAACTTCCTTCAGCAAGAACCAATCCTTCACCGTCATCAGCAGTCATTATCGGAATGTCAATTTCTTTATTAACTCTTAATGTATCTGCGGTAAAATCATTGTAAACCGTGTTGTCTAAGAAATTCGGGTAACATGTTAAATTCGATGTATTTGCAGTTGTATACACAAAACATGGTGAACCCGTTGAACAACTTACACTGTTATCTCTGATGATTCCTTCATGTATATGATCTGAATATATTCCATAACCGCCGGCACCGCTTAAAGTTCCAATCATAAACCAATTATCAATGACATGTGGATTTTTCAATGGGTAAACGTTTCCATAAAGATAAATGTTTTTTTCTGTGAGAGCTTCAAAATAGCAGTTGCGAATTATCAAATTATCGCCATCATAAACTACAATTCCATTTTTTGTATCGCTGAATGAACATGTATCAAAGATTATATTTTGAGGTGCCCAACCAGTAATAGTTACACAGTTTGTGGTTGCTCCGCGAATCCAAGATTTAATATAAAGATGATTGCTCTGTGCATTTTGGGCTCCCGTAATTATTAATGTTGTGACTCCTCCAAGCATTTCAGGAATAATTATATCTCCATAGTAACTTCTATCAACGCAAATTGCTCCTGAAGCAAAATTATTGATTTTCATTGGCTTAAGCACCCATTCATGAGCATCATACAAATGAATTCCATAGTGCGCTCCATTTGCAGCTCTAGTGATTATTCCTCCGTCTATAACCGTGTTCCAAACTTGGTGGCTTGAATCTCCAATTTTAATTGCATCATCAGTAGCGTAAGCATTTACAAGAACAGTTTTTGGCGTCATACTAAGTGTAACATTGTTCACCATGATTTCTATAGGTGTCAACAATGGAAAAGTTCCGCTTTCAATATGAACTGATCCTGATTTAGCAACGCACGCATTAATAACATCTGTAGCGTCAATATAACCTAAGACTCCTCCTAATTCATCTGGTCCACCATAATCCAAAATGCCTGTAGTTCCATTTCGGGCAAAGTAGTAACTGCCGCTTTTGAAAATTATGTAATTGGGTAAACCCGCAGTATATCCTTCTCCTAAAAAGTTTGCAAGATAATTCCATTCATATGCGTAAAGTTTGCTTCCATTTACTTTATCATGATTTATTGCTACCATATTTCATCATTCCTCCTAACTTAAAAATATGAACGGAAAAGTCCATTGTGAAGTTTGACTCCCCGTTCCCGAATAATAAATACATTTCAATTTTTGTTCACTCTCCAAAATAACTTGAGTTTCGTCACGCTTAGTAGTGTCTTTCCAGAATCCCGGTTCCACCTGATCTACTTCGCTGACAGTGTTTCTCCCAAGATTTATCAATCTATCAACTTCATTCTGTAGAATCCTCATGTTTTCTGCGCTTCCCGTTAGGTCGCTGTTAAACATCATAATCGGGTTAACCTGAATTCTACATTTAACTTCATGCTCAAATTTTCGGCAGCCAATAGAAACAAAGTTTACTTTAGGTGAAACATCAGCATTTTCTTCAATGATGATTTTCGGATAAGTTGGTCTCGGTGAGATATTATATCCAATAACCCAATCAATGCTTCCAGTGACAATGCTTCCGCTCCAATTTGAATGTAAATAGTCATAGATAGTTTGACAAATGTTTATCATTATAGATCACTACCAGTTTTCACCAATAGAAAGCTTCCACTTCTAGAGAGACTTGTTAGAACACCGCGTGCTTCATTTAATGTGATTAATCCATTTTTATAGACTGATCCAATTTCATCTGAACTCATAGTTTTAAATGCGGTGCCGCTAAGTGCGAAGCCACCTAAAGTTGATCCCGATGTAATTGTGATTGTTTCGCTGACAAGTTTGTTTTTCTCGGCTGTTTGCAAATCGGTATCTGAACCAGTCAACTTTGATATTTGAGCCTGAATTAGTGCAGCATCACTACCAGTAATCATATCTCTCTGAATTTTCAAAAGATTGATTCTGGCCTGAGTTTCACTTGATCCCGATAGCATGTTTCCGATTAAAGTTTTCGCATCATTAAATGTTATCAGGTGCTTGTCATATAATTGCATGACTGAAACGGGATCTATAGAAGTATGAGTTGTGACTGACCCCGATATAATGTATCTTGCCTCAACATAGTCTTTAAGTTTTTGTACTCCAGCCATCCAATACGAATCATAGGTTAAACCTATATCAGCATTGAAACTTCCTTGCATAGTATTCTTGCGTTTTTGGTCATTACTAAAAATGCTTGCCGCCAAATCTGCACATGCATATTGAATTTCTAACGGAACTGAAGTAAGTGGAACTGTTTGATAGCTTCGCAGAACGCTGTCAACGTAGGCTTCAGCTTCCAAAATTGATCCAGTCAATTGAGTATGATATGTGGTATCACTATCGGCAATATACAATCGTCTTTTTACATAACTTCCTGAACAATAAGTTGTCATTTTTCAAAACCTCCTAAATTCCTAACAATAACTTTGCTAATGCAAATATTATTCCTGACACGGTAACTATAGCACCGCCAATTTTAACCAAAACTTTCCATGTTATCTGATGCTCTAAATCTATCTTTTCCAAAATAGTGACTCTACTGTTCATTTTTGCATTTTCATCATTAACGTGTTGAGAAAGCTCCAAAATCTTCGATAAAATTACATAATGTTCCTTTGTATTAGTATCACTCAATGTTTTCACCCTCTCATCCAACACAACCACAAGAGATTCATATGTCAATTTAATTTCTTTATCCATTTTTTATTCCTCCAAAACTTCTTTTATAATTTCTTTCCAATTGTTGATTTTACCATTCAAAATTAGGGATTCTTCAATTTTATTGGTTAATGTACCATTTACATTCAGATTTTTCTCAGTTTTTTCAACTAAACTTCCATTTACTTTTATGATTTGATCTATTGGTTGAACTAAATTTCCCCTAATTGGCATTGCCCTTTGGATTTTGATTTTTACAGGAACTGGTTTGAACCATCCTTTAGCACTACCAGCAACTTTGACTGGTGGAATAACATAAGATCCGGTTAATTGTGTTGCAGCATCGTCTTTATAGAAGGTTTTACCAGATATTACGTCAGTTTCATCAGCATCGCCCGATAATTGAGAACTTAACGCAATTTCCCAATCTGTAACCTCATCTAACGTGAAATCTTGATCGTAAGTCTGGTAATTTGCTTTCACGATTGTCAAATTGTGCGGTGAATACTCATTCAACGTATCGCCCGTTGTTTTCTGATACCATCCTCTTGAAACTGTTTGCTGAGCAATAGTTCCATCCGCCGCCGTATTAACATTGAAAACCACGTTGCCATCTTTATCTTTCAAAGTGACTGCTGCCGTGTCGATTGCAGTTCCATCTTTATCTGTGACTTTCAAATCAAACAGGTATTGACGATACACTTTCGTATCTGAACCTGCTGCCCAATTAAAAGTCCAAGTAGTAATAACAGGATTAATCAAATAATGAGTGTAGGCTGATACGCCGCCCACATCGAAAGTTTTAGTTGTGGCTCCAGCTCCATCAAGATTAGAGATTACTGTTGACGTGCTTAACCATGCAATATATGCGGGTGCTCCTCTGACCGTGATTTTATTCATTGTCGCAGTCAACGGAGAAGCATAAAGCCCATATCCACCCGTGTAAGCAGTAAAATAGATATTGTAGAAATCGCTAGTTGCCGACGAAATTTGACCCAGATAGAAAGTGTTTCCTATGAAATTCCAGATTCTTCTAATGCCATTGCCTTTCATTCTGCTGATGCAACCGCCGACCCCTGAAAAACTGCAACTGTAAAGATCGCAAACTGCGTTTGTATCCGCATTCAAATAAGCAAAATTACTCGTAAACTGAAAAAGAAACGCTATACCTGAAGTTGTTGCACATGAAGTCGCATCAACAAGAACCCCAAAAGTCACCGTAGCCGCAGCTTTAACATCAATCCAATTTGAACCGCCCGCTGAACCCGCACCATAGAAAACTATTTGCTTGTTTGAATCGAGAAACGTGGTTGCTGTTGTACCATCCCCGATAACGATTTTTGCAGTAGAATAATATTGACTAGTTCCTTGAATAGTGACAACTCCCCAACCACCTGCAACATCAGCATTGTAAATATCATTAAAAGAATTTGTAGATCCACTGATAATTGTTATGGTATTTGAACCCGTATTATATGCAATTGATCCACTTGCCATTTTATTTCGTCCCTAATTCTAATTATTCGAAAATTTCTTCTCCCATAATGTTTACTATAGATTTCAAAGATTCTTTCAAACTCAAAGAAGGTCTCCATGAAATGTTTATAGAAACCTTTTCTCCCTTTTTCAAAGTGACGAATGTGTGGCTTAAAGAGATTTTATCGGAATTCGATGAAAGTTTCACGGTTAAAACGCTGTTGTTTTCATTGTATAAAACAAAGTTCTGCGAGCCATCGCTATGCAATGATACATTACCGAAGTCAATTGAGGAAATTTCATTGTTCATCTGCAAATCTTTGAAAATTTTCATTTGGTTTCACCCTTCAAAAGTTCATCCATGACTTTCATTCTTTTCTTAATGGATTCCTCTTCAAGCTTTGATTTTTCAGATGTCAATGATTCAACTTTATTCTTTATCTCGGTGAATTCTACAAGTGGTACAGTTGGTGCAACCGGTGTAACTTTTTCAACTGGAATTTCTTCTTCAAGTTTCCATTTCATAGATTCTCTCAAAATCTTTCGGGCTTCTTCAATAGAAATTAATCCTTTGTCTTTCGCTGCGAATAGATCCGATGTAGTGTATGACACTTCTTCGGAACCGAAATTCATTTTGACTTGCGCTTTCTGCCCATCAAACCCATTTTTCTCCAAGATTTTAATCCATAAATCTTCGAAAGTGCGTTTAATGATTCTTCGAATAGACTCAATTTTCATTCCAAACATTTTTTGCGCTGTTTCACCAGTGGCTTTCGTGTAAAAACCTTCAACACCAAGTTTTAGACTCGGGTTAGCCAAGCTCATCAAAAATTCATTGTTTGAAGATTTAATCCATTCATCATAACTGGTAGTACGTTGAGGCACCGCTATTTGAATTGATCCTTTAGCGTTTGTTGCAATTTTTTGTCCAATATCTGACATTGTATTTAAAGTTGTTTGAAAAGCAGCCACTTTTGTATCGTCTGATTCTGGAAAAGTCCACAGTTCATTTGCAAAAGAAAATTTCTTAAAACCTAAGTTCATGTATTTACGCATAGATTTACGAATATCCCACATTGACGGATTTTGATTGTCTTCATCAGGATATGCTATTAACCCATGAATGATTCCCGCGCTGCTGAAAGGTGTAAACTCACTTGGCATAGGCACTTTAAAGTGAATGAAATCTTCCCATTTAATATTTTTAGCACCGTAAGTTCCGCTTGTTTCAAGATTGTATTTTTCTTCAATTGGTGTTGATTTATCAACGGCGTTTGCTTTATAGATTGCTTGAATTGGAATATTCTGGAAACCATTGTTCGTGATATAATAGAAGCTATTGCCAAAGGCTACAAGTTCAATTGAAACCTGAAGAATTTTGTTGTCAATGTCGTTTTTATAATTCCATTCATCAATCAAATCTTTCGCAGTTTCACCATCAAGTTCTAATGAATAATCTTTATTCATTGTCGTGAAATAGCCATTTCCAATGACTTCTTGAGCAAATTGAATAATTGATTCTTTCACGACTGGATCAGAATTAAATGTGGTTAATTGGGTATCAAAACTATCGTCAAGTGCTTTACCGGCAGACTGTTTTGTTTCATTTATAACTATGATTCCTGTTTTTTCAATTGTTTTTGGAGTTTCAGGTCCACCCCAACTCAGGGCTTCTTTAAGCAATGTTAAGCGATTCTTCTTTTCTGACAATTTTTTTAACCTCCTCAGTAAACATTTTTGCTCCATTATTGAAGTATCTTTCAAACTGCGGAGCTGGCAGAATTTCTTTAATTTCTTTCACAATTCTTTGAGATTCAGCTTTCTTGGCTGTTTCAATCGCTAATGCACGCGCTAACTCTATAGTTTTCATAGATTCTTTCAAAGTGTGAACTGCACCCTCTAAATCCTTGATTTTCTGTAGAGATTCATCTGGTTTCGGTGATCCCGATGGTAAAGATTCTATTTTGAGTGGTAGATTCTCAGATATGATTGATCCTTCTAAGAAGCCTTCTTGTTTTGTAGATTCAAAAAGTGAAACTGAAGTGTTTCGGTCACCTGCAACGGTTCCTACATCAAGCAGGTCAACCCGTGGAAATCTTACCCCAACAAACTCTGTGCATTCAGAAGAAACAATTTCTCTTTGCCAATTGAAAGTCACTGAACATTTCTTGATTTTTCCCGATCTGACTTTTTCAATGTAAGCATCGGGAACAATTCCGACTCCTTCAATCTGTTCTTCTTTTTCATTCCATTTAGCATCAATGACGTATCCACCGTAAATGGGAAATGCTTGATGTTCAAAACCGATGGTTCCACCGATGAGTGTTTGTGCATTTTTCTGAAGTTCTGCTTTAGAAATCACCCGAACAGGCGATTTGAGTCCTTCTTTCAAATCTTCAAAGTGGATGGTGGGTAAAGTGGTTTTAGCTACGAATGCTATAAGATTTTTCTTATTTTCTTTTGGTAATGCGTGAAAATCTGACCATTCCAAACTTTCGTATTTATCAATATCTAATTTCTCGTTCTTTGACATTTTTATATTCAACTCCTATATTTTTAATATTTTTAGAAACCCCAATGTAGACATTATGAGTTTCTTGGAAAATTTCTGATTTATAGTTTGCCAATGCGATTGCATCGACAAAATCGTCTCCTCTTCTCATATCTCTTTTATATTTCCTAAACTGTATTATAATATTCAATTTGTCTTCACTAATTTCCAACAAATGTTTTTCTACGGCACGTTTAATTTGTGAAAGTAACATTGTTTTGTTATTATCTAAATTGGCGTTGATGTATTTTATTACTAATTTTGGATACCGCGCACGCATGTAATCCTGATAATCATCAGGTTTAGCGTCAGCCTTTATTAGAATCGGCTTCCATTCGTCAATTATAGTTCTAATTTCTGGTGCTATAAATTCTATTGCTTTTCCAACCCATTGCTGTGTATGTAACACCTTAACCCTTGGACCGAGTCTTTCTACAACTGCTAAAGTGGTTCCACTCACCATTCCCCAATCAATACCGATTTCAATTTGAGAATTGGGTCCACCTTCTTTTTCAACGAAGGGTTTGCAACATGCTGTAATGTGTTTACTGGGAAAGAAAGCTCGTTCTGCTTTAGTTGGTGGAACACCGAGAACTTCAACGCTGTACTGTTCAGTTGTAAATTCTTTTTTCTTTGTTTTCTGAATTTCAGGGTTGTGCCAACTTAAGTTTTCAGCACTCCAGTTGTGATATTTGAATCCTGATTTCTTATCTGTCGCCCATTCAACAAACAATGAGTTTTTAACATGCGGCGTGCTTAATAGAATGAATTTTGAAACTTCTCCAGATAAATTACCCATAGCTGTAAGAATCATTTCATTTTTTACTTCTGCGGCTTCATCAATAATTACGATGTCAGCAGGTAAACCTCGAATTTGTTTATCTGTTACACCGCGGATAAAAACAGCGGAGCCGTCTACAGATTGAAATCCATTGATTTTAGTTGGATTGTAAGTTCCACTGTTGAGAATTTTTTCTTCAAGTTCTTTATGATTTCGCAAAATATTATCTAAATGGATTTTGAAAGCATTTTCTTTTTGCGCTGAAATCAGTAAAATGTTTAATTTTCCTGCATATTTGAAAATAAACCATAACATAACAACTACGCAGCACAAAGTCTTACCACTCTGTCTACCTGCGCTGATGATAATTTTTTTAGCATCCATATTTACCAATGTGGTGAGCAACTGTTTTTGATCTTCAGTAGGCTGAAAGCCTGTCATTTCATAGAAGAAATCGTTAATGTTAATCATTTTTAGTCCTCATTGCATACCATGAACAATTTTCTTTAGTTGTTTTTGGACAACGTTTGCAAACGTAAAATTCGGGAGTCCACATTTTTTCTAATCCCAGATACGAATTTATGATGTAACATAGTTCTTTCTCCATTTTTTCATGTTCAAATACCATGACTCGTCTAATCAATTTCTTTGGGTTTTGACCAAAGATTTCAAGCCAATGATGTTTATAGATTTCATAATTGTATGATTCTAAAATTGGTCTCATCAACCAAAGATAGATTTGTAATTGAAGTGAAGCTGCGGCTTCTTCGTTTCTCCATAGATCCGCATGACCTGTGGTCTTAACTTCTATTAGAGATACATATTTTTTCTGAGTTACCGGGTTTTGCAAAATTCGATAATCATCTGGGATGCCGCGAATAAGCATTCCTTTGTTGCCGTAATCCAAGATTCTTTCGAAAGCATGATAATTTTTCTTATTTTCCAATTGCATCAATAGGATTTCGCGGTCAAACGATTTTACGGGTTCTGAATAGATTTTATGCATGTGTGTACCTATCTGCATCGCATGAGTTTCAAATTGCGGTGGTGATGTTAATTCTATTTTGAATCGTTTCGGGCAAAACGCCCATTTTGCCAAATCGGATACTCTGAATTTTATCATAAATTTTCATCTTTAACCTTTAAAAATAAAAAAAAGGTGGGAACTATGTTTATAGAGATTCAAATGATGCTATCAGGTGGTGTCTGACTGTAGACCGATCCAAGCTGCTCCTGAACAGACGTTGTATTGTACAAGTGGTGCAATAGTGTATCTTCCAGAGGCAATTAATCCATATTCATCAGTTTTCGGTGTTTCATAGGGTTCAACTTTAATGCCGCCTCTTTCAACTAAAGCTATAGTTTTCTTTGAGTTGCCAACTATAATGTAGTTGATAACTGCGCCGGCTTCTAGAGTGGTAAAGTTTGAACCTGAAGCTCTGCTTAATCCATCAACTTCATAGACTTTTATTCCAAATCTTGGAACGTCTAGAACGCCAGTGGACATTGCATTGCCAGGGTTATAGAGATTTGATGTAAATTCTTCAAGTGCTAATAGCTGGTGGTATACACTGTGGTTGACAAGCATGAAATCTGGTGAACCCATGTTAAGACCCTTATACTTGCGTATCAGTGTGTTTACATTTGCAATAGTGATACCTGTTGAACCTGAACTAACCCAAGTTGCTTGTGCTCCTGCAGCGCCTGTATAGAATGGGCTTGTTGCAACGCATCCACCGGTTAAAAAGCCAATTGCAAGTCCAAGTCTATGGGAAGCAAAAGCTTCACCGTTGACTCGCAGTTGCTCGGAAACAACATCATAGCCGCAATCAAGCGGATAGTCTCTTGTCCAGTTTATAGTGCTACCATATCTGTTTGTCAGGTTGACGTTTGCTCCAGTAGCTATGCTTGCACCTGTAGCGAAGACGCCTCCACCTATCAGAGCAACACTTCCCGTTCCAATGATTGGTATTACGAATGTATTTGAATCAGCAGAAAATCTTCGCATCCAATCTATGGGTGCAAAATATTCAAAGCTCTTTGTAATCTCTGATGTAACCCTTGTTTCAGGGGTCATTTGCTGTGTTTCACCAGTAATTGGGCTTTGAAGTCCAGCCAGTTCATACTTTTCTTTAAGTCTCGCTTGCTTGGCGTTATATGCATCTTCAATATACTTGAAAGCTGGATGCAAACTTTTAGTAGTTGCACTACCCATGATAACTGATTCTTTCTTAATTTCATTCTGAGACATAATTTTTATTCTCCTTTTAAAGTTTAATTTGCTCATCGTTGTTTGATGAGACTTCTGGCAATTCAAATTGCCTTTACCGTTTCTTAAGATTTAAGGAATAAGATATAATTAACGTGCATGTTGCTTAAAACTGTCAGTTTTATCTTTCTTTTTTCCCCGTTCTCCAGTTCTAGTATGCTGCTTTGCAGGTGCCACTTTATCTTTTTTAACGTTTTTACTTTTATCATTATTCGGCATTCATTTCACCTACCCTCGTAGTGCTGAAAGTGTTGAAAAAGGGACTTAGTCCCTTACCATACACAACCATTTGATGCAATGACTGTTACTAGAGCAAATCAGGCTGAAGCCTTCATTGAAGGCTGAAGCAGTGGTTTGCGAGGTAATTGACATATGTACGTTTTCAGACCTATAGGCGATATGTACCCCCTTATAATATATATATATCAAATCATATAAGAGGGGTACCATATCGCCTCCACTTAATCAAACTGGAAACATCGAGTTTTCTTCTTTCTCTTCCTGACTTAGTATTGATTGAGGTATCTTCTTATGGCAGTTCATTATATAATTATATAAATCCATGTCATGATGTCCGATCACAGCTAAGCATCTAAACATATTATTAAGGCATCTTACAGTGTGGCTGAATGGTATCTCCTTATCTTCAAAAACCATTTTAGCCATCATATCAAAGTCTTCCTGTTTAATCTGTACAAGCTTTTCTGGTTGGTAGTTTAAATTATGAAACAGTAAATCTTGGTCTTTCAAAATTGCCAACAAATCCATCCTTTCAAAATCTATAATTATTGGTATGGCTCTAGTCAACAGCGCATTATAATAGTTGTTTGAATTGGCAAATCGGATATCTCTCATTGTTGCAAGAATTACATTACATCTTAGATTCCAGAATTTTATTATACCATCTCTAGAACTAAAACAGTTAACTTCGTCATAAATTGGTTCCTTCAATGAAATGCCAAGTTTTCTCGCGGTTTTTTCATCTTCAAGAAATGTTAATAGATGTCTAAGAGCCTCTTGCTTCTCTTTCGGGTTCAAATTCAATTCATCTATAAACAATGTCCCGAACTTTGCATGGTAACCTACAGGGTAAACCAGAACTCTTTGCTTCGCAACTGTGTCTATAGAGCCTGCAATGCCAGCCGCAGTAGCATCTGAAATCCATTCCATAGGATGAACCTTGTATTTATAGAAAGCACTTCCAAGCATTTTATACAATTTGCTTTTGAAACTTCCAGCTTTACCACTTAACAATAAATGCATAGTTGGTCTAATTGGAGCATTTACTTTCTCGCTTTGTTGAACCATTAATCTATAAATTTCTACTGATTTGCAACTTACATTCAACAATTTATTGAAGTTGCTTCCGCTCTCTATCAATTTCATTCTCCTCCTTTTCCAACAATACCAAATATTTTCTAAGGGGGCATCTATGTCTGTAGCTCAGACTTGCCTTTGTTTCTATAAATTGAATAATCTCATCTGCAATCGCCTGATCGCATTTGAAGATTACCCCAAATTTCCATTCTCCATTCATCTTCTCAAAACTCCCTTCGTAAATCGTAAGACTTGGTTCTCGGTCCTCACGAAAACAGAACGCAGTATTCCAGATACTTAGCCAAAAAATGTATAATTTTCTTTCTTAAATTCTTCATTTTATTCATTTTAGATCACTCCATTCTTCCAAGCTCTACTGGCGTAAGCCTCTTCTAAAGAAACTTCTTCAACCCAAACAATGTCTGGGCGCGATTTTATGAAAGATTCGATTCCAAAATAATCATCGAGTCTATCCTCGTAGACTTGTTCGAATCCATCTTCCCTTCTCACGATAAAAAATTTACTCATTTTCTATTCTCCTCCTTTTCTATTTCTCTTCATCAAATAATACTGGCGTTGCTGCGCAGAAATCTTCACTTTGTTTTTCAACCAATATTCATGATGATAAGCCTTATTGTAGGCTTTTCGTTCAAACTTATGCTCCTCGTAATAAATTTTGTAACGAGCAGCTCTCTCCTCTTTACTCCACATTTTCTATATCTCCTCCCTAACCAATGCTCTGAAAAGCATGTTTTTTCGCCACACGCTCCTCAATAGGACTTAACCATTTCAATTTGAGCTTCTTTTTCCCTGACTATGTGCGGCGAAAGGAGAGCAGTTGCGCATCTAAAAGGGAAAAAAGAGATATGATATATGGATTGATCTACTGCTCTCCCATATATAATGGGCATTAACCAGAATATAAACCTTCTGGTTTATGTTACTTCCGCTTCTTGAAAAGCTTTGCTCCATCTACATCAGTTACGAAGTCGAAACCCTGTTCCACCAGCTTTGCAGCTTCATCAATGGTTCTTGCAACTTTACAGCTAAAGTCTTCAGAGCCATTAATGAATCCTTGAGCCAGATGAACGTAAATCATAGTAGTCTCAATGTTTCTGTGTCCCAACAGATATTTCACATGCAATAGATCACGGGTCTTCATGTACTCCGCAGTTGCAAACCAATGTCTCAAATCATATAATCTAATCTTCAACAATTCTTGATCTCTGAAATTAAGGTAAGCCCGTCTTCGATAAGTATTCCACTGGTCCCGCAATATGCCCGGTTTCGAAAATAATGGAACATCTAATCGGGTGATGTTTTTTCGTGATATGTATGTTCTAAGATTTTCATGAGCATACTCTTTCAGCTTCAGCGTTCTTTCAGCTCCAAGCTTCGATGTTCTGACTGTCAGCAATCCTCTTTGCAAATCTACATCTCTTAAAACAATCTTTGAAACTTCATCAGGACGCAATCCATGTTTACTAATCTGAAAGATAGTGATATATTTCAGCGAGCATCTGCTGATTATTCTATCAATTCTTTCTTCAGTTGGAACAATAATTGGAACGTTTTCACACTTTAAACTAGGTGGATTCCATCTGATACCATTGGCTAAACAGTAATGCAGATATGCTGAAAGCAAAGTCATTTTGTATTTGTTAGATTTCTGGAGAGACAAAACATAGTTTTCAGTTTCATGTGGATCATTCAAATCAACGTGTTTATTAAGATACTTCAGTTTCTTTGAATATCCCTTCTGACTTGAAGGCTTCAGGTTTCTCAATTGCCATAGTGCTTTAACCATTTGCTCATCAATTAGACTACGAGAGCAGATGGTAGCCCGGGAGAGATTCGAACTCTCGTCGGCGGGTCCAAAGCCCGCTATGCTTGTCCACTACACCACCGGGCTATAGGAGTACGCTGTTTTTAGGGTCAACTCCCTAATAAGCTGTTTTTG